GTGATTTTTGTAGTATGGATTCTTTATCCTCGTATGATAAAAAGAAAAAATCATTTGAAGGTAGAAGATATCAAAAGGATATGCAACACTCACATGAAGCATTATCTTTATTTAATAAAGGTTTAGGTAAACACAAAGCTAGAAAGATTATGCTACATGGTAATCATGAAGATAGAATAGATAGATTTGTAGATGAGAATCCTGAACTAGATGGGACACTAAAAATTAGTGATCTTAATTTTAAACAATACGGATGGCAAGAAGTACCATATAAACAAAATAAAGTTATAAATGGTATATATTATGCTCATCATTTTCCATCAGGTATATTGGGTAGTGCTATATCAGGAGAAAATATAGCTAGAACTCTCTTGACAAAACACAAAGTATCTGCTACAGTAGGCCATAGTCATTTGTTAGATTATGCTACATCTACTTTACCAAATGGTAAAAAGTTACATGCTTTATCTGCAGGATGTTATTTAAATCATAAAGAACATTTTGCTAGAGATACTCAGCATATGTGGTGGAGTGGTATTATAGTTAAAAGAGAAGTTGTTAATGGATCTTATAATATGGAAACAATTGATTATAATGCAATAAGGAGAGAGTATGGTAGACGATAAAGTACATTCACCTTCTCATTATAAACATGGTAAAAAAGAAACTATAGAAGTTATACAAGATTGTATGACAAGCGATGAATACCATGGGTACTTGAAAGGTAATGTTTTAAAGTATGTAGCTAGATATAAATTTAAGGGTGAACCTTTACAAGATTTAGAAAAAGCTAATTGGTATTTAGGCAGATTAATAATGGAGGTAAAAACAAATGACACACGGTGAAAAAATGGCTTTACTTGGTAAGATAAATATGTTATACGAAGTTGCCTTAGAAATACAAAATAAATTAAATAAATTAACTGAACAATTAAAGGAGGTAGAAGATGGGAGCAGTAAAGCAAGCAATAATAGAACTTGAGGATATGGTTTGTAGTTGTCTTCAAGCAGGTAGAACTCTTAATCAAACTATAAGAGATCTACGAATAGAGTATAATAAACCTAATGTAAACAATGTATATTTATTAGATGAAGATTTAATCGAAGATAAATATTACCAATTCAGGGGGCCAGAATGAGAGATAACTTTTTAAAAGCTATGATAAAAAAATATCAAGCAGAGATTGATGTAGCAAAAGCTACATTAGAAGTATACCTAGATAAACCTGTAGGTATAGGAGAACATCCACAATTTGCTGTAGAAATAGATAAACAGCTAGAGATTATAGGATGTGCTTCAGATAAATTACGAGTAATAAATAAACATTATCCAATAGATAATGATGATGAAATACCATTTTAATAGGAGGATAGATGGAAAAGAAAGAAGAGCAAACACAACAAAAAACTACCCCTAGAATTTATACTATAAGTTCTGAACAACTTATGGATATAATGAGATACTTGATGACTAGGCCTTATGGTGAAGTTGTTAAACTTATGAATAGTTTAGCAGGATTAACTCCTGTATCAGGGGGAAATATAGATGTCCGAAAAAAATAATTTAGATAAATATACTGGTATACTATTTGAATTAAAAATAGGTCTTAATAAAGATAATGCAATTGTTATAGATTATGGTGGCAAACCTGTAGCTAAAATTAGAGAAGCACTTAAAGGTTATCCTTATCATGGTAATCTTTGTGCTGCTGTAATTAATCATGCTAACTCTGTAGGAAGAAAATTACAAGATGATATTAAACAACTTATACAAAAAGTTTAGATATTACTTTTGGCATAATCCTGTTATGAATAAATTAGAAGGTTATGCTAGCTCATTAAGTAACTGGTTTTGGCGTAAACGTTGGGGTGATAGAAATTTATATCGTCACAAATATTACGGTCAAAAAAAAAGACCACCTGACTAAAAAGTCAAGCGGTCTTCGTGTTGCCTGCGAGGGAAGTCTATTAAGTTAGGCTTCCCTTTTTTATTGCAAGCTATCCATTTGTTCTGTTATAGGTTTTCTTTTTGGTATCAATGCATTTTCTGTTTCTATTATTGGTTTAATTCTATCATTGTATACATTGCCTAAAAGAGTAATATAGTTTGGATTTTCTGCATATGATGTCATACCTTTAAACATATTTAATATTGGCTCATCTTGTTCTGCAGCCTTTACAACTTCACTATATCTGTCATCAGTTGTTATTAAATTAGCAAACCCTCTTATACTACTTTTTATATCAGGAAAACTAGCTATATTTACACCACCTGTAGTAGTAATAAAATCTTGATTACCCCTAGGTTTTAAACCAAAATAGTTATTACCTTTTTCTGCAGTCGGAGCACCTTTAAATTGAAAATTACCTGTTTCTAAAGCAGATACTGTGGCTACAAATCCTCTTTTTTTTAAAATTTTTCTTTCGATAGAGCCTTCAGGATACTCTTCAGCAACCTCATCAATCGTTTTTATAAAATTTTTTGTTTTAGCTATATCGGCCATAGTTACATTTATAAATAATATTGCACTAGCAATTCCAAGCCCTAAGAGCTTTATTAATTCTTGAATTTGGATCATTAGCTGTTTTTTTAGATGTTAGTTTCTTTTTCATCCCCTTCATACGGGCACAGAAACTAGCTCTTCTTTTGTTACCAACTTTTTTACTAGGTCTTTTTAAATTAGCACCAGTCGTTCTTTTAAAAAACTTACGACCTGCCTCATTTAATCCACCTGAGGGGTTTTGATATTTCTTAGCTACCATTATTTTTTCTTAACTGTCATTGCAGCTCTCCTAAAATTAGCAGCTGTAGGTGCACCTTTAGCACCTTTCTTACGCATTTTACCACCACGCTTTCTTTTAGCATGGATATTAGCATATAGTCCTTTTCTCATTATTTTTTCTTCTTTTTCATTCTTAGCATAGCAAAGTCTTTTTTAGTAAGTTTACCATCTTTGTCCATGTCTAGTTTTTTTCTTTTTCCAGTGACTTTTTTGCCACCTTTCTTTTTCATCATTTTACCGTAGTGTCCTGGCATTAGCTGTACCTCCTGTATCTAGCTGTTTTTTTTGCAATCCCTTTCGGTTGCTTCACAAATTGTTTGCCCTTTTTTGTTCCTCTTCGTTTTGCTCTTGTCGTTGCCGCATACTCCGCAGACGACAGACTCTTTATAGCCTTCTCTGGTAAATACCGTTCTCCAGTTTCCGAAGACTTCTTGCCTGATTTCGTTCTCCATTTCTGTTTCCCCCATGCTTTAAGACTTCTTTGACTCTTTGCGAGTGCCATTATTTTTTTCTCCCTTTTCTAATTGATTCCTTACCTTTCTTAAATATGCTAGCCACCTGCGTCTTACCCATAACTTTGGCTCTTTGTTCACCAACTGTAAGAATTTGGATTTTTCTTGCAAAGGGTTTGTTGATTCGCTTAACTTTTGCCACAGTTTTACGAGCATCTGTAGGAGTTGCAAATTTAATACCGACAGTATCTTTAGGATTCTCATCTGTATATAATCTCCTACCAGATCCCTTAGGTTTTTTACCTGTGCCTACCTTAGGATCTCTTTTTTTTGCCATAAGATTTCATTTCTTTAATATGTTTCTCAATAACTTTGCTCTGCTTTTTATGTAGAGCAGATGCTTTCTTTAAAGCCTTAGCTACTTTTTTTATTTTTTTTACCATTTTTTTTCTTCACCTTTGATGGTAATAAACCTTTATTTACTGCCCTAGCACGTTCACTAAATCCAAGTTTCTTACCTTGTTTTATTTTTTTCTTAATTGTGGATACTTTTGCTACCATTGTATTTTTCTCTCCAATAGTTTTTTCTTTCAAGTAATCTAATTTTATATTCTAAGTTATCTATACCTAATATTTTTTTAATAAAAGTTATCATTACTTATAGCCACCACCAGCTGCCTTGTACTGCTTCGCTAGCATTTGCGCTTTTCTGGCACTCCATTGTCCACTTTTGCCACCCTTTGTTCCAGCCATTATTTTATTAAATAATCGCTTCCTCATAGTTGGCTTTGTGTAATTACCTGCTTTATTTACTGTGCTTTTTTTCTTCGCCATCTTTTATCTCCTTATATTCATAGTCATAACTTCCTTCTTGATTCTC